GACAAGGTAACATCAAGTTCAAGGTTGAACAACTTGTCTTGAACACCCTTCTTTTGCTCGTAGGTTGCATTGTCAATGTTGACCGCATACAAAGTACCGTCATACATATACACCACCGGAGATTCAATTAGATCACGCAACCAAATTGATTCGGTGTCATCAATCCAATTGCTTGTGAGTTTGACTTTCTGACTTGCAGTTGTATGATAGTTTGATCGTGTGCGAACACTTGTTTCATAACCGTATGTTGCACCGAGTGTGTACGGATTGGATTGGAATTGCTTTCTCGCAACCTCAAATGTATCTCGTCTAACCATATTAAAACGGAAGGAATCAAATCCTCCGAGTCGGTTCATAAAGAAGATATCCGTTGTTTCGTATTTACTGCACTCGTCTTTGATGTTGATGCGATAGGTTTCCGATTTTTCAGTTCCACCAAGTTTCAAGACCACATCAAAGTAAGTCGCTGCACCGGGTATTGTCAGTTGGCTTCCCACAGGTATTCTCACGACCTTAGACGAAGGCAATGTGAATGTTTGGGTACTTGCATCGGAGTAGGTAATTACAACGCTTGTGGCATCACCTTTCAAAGCATAGAGCCAATCCTTCTGAGTGCGATGGATGTATCTTGTTCTGACATTTGTCAAGAACTTTGCTGATGATGATGTGGCAAGATATTGAGCTTGTGAGTAAGTGACCAAATCAAACGGATTCAAGGCAGCATTCCAAACAGTTCCAGTTGCGGAAGTCAAGTCAAGATACTCCGTGATTGTTCCCGTTGCTGATGGTGAATACTCATACCCAAACTCCACTTCGTAATCGCTGAAGGAATCCACGCAACCGCTTGGCGATGTATCTGCAAAATTCCAATCGTTGCTCACATAACTCTCAAGGATGCGACCAATGTTGAACACCCCCTTGTTTGTACTTCCAAAGTAGATGGGTGCTTTTAACTTGGCAACGGATGTCGCTGCGACTTTGACATTTGCAATGAACTTGAAATTGTCTTTGGTGTAGATACCACCGCTTGACTCAGTGATCACGAAATTCGTGTCGTTGAATCCTGGTGCGTACGAATCGGGTTGTTGGGTGATTGATAGAGCCACGCTAAAAAATAGCCGATTGCCTCATTCGTTTCAAATCATCTCGTTCAGACAAGCAACGATGTAGGGATTGAATCCTTTCCCGGCAGCATCCTCCAAACGCTTCTGCCGTTCTTTGGTCTTGGCTTTGTAGAATGCCATTGAATTCAAGAACTCAATCAACGGCATCTCCAGTATGAAATCCCATTTGGTGCGATCACCTTTGACAATCTTGTCAACTATCTCCAGCCAAACTATTGGGCTTTGGTCAACTGCTCGGTCATCTCCTTCATCTCCTCCTTCAAAGAGCAAAGGATATTTTTCAATAATTCGGGATAAACTTCCAAAAAAAAAAGAGCATAAGTGTACGGAAGCGGAACAGGCAAGTGCATCATCAACTCACATTTATCCTCATAGTGTGCCTGAGCATCAACGACCTTCTTGTTCCTTCCAAAGAAATCCACCTCAACCGAAAGCAAGGCAACAATCTTATTCAGCGACTCAATGACATCTCCGTTGAATACTTGCTGGAGTTCGATGAAGTGGTGACCACACATCTCGTTTGGCGTTTTGGCTAATCGGAAGTAACGACCACGCAGTTTGAACATAAATTGAATGGGTGCTTTGGGTAGGTCATTTAAGAAGGACAACTTTGCAAACTCGTTTGTTAGCTTGTCAAGGGTCATTGATTCTACCTCATCCATTGAAAGATTCAAAGCAATGGCAAGGATGTTCATCTGCCTCTCAAGGTCAGACATATCACGACAAGAGTGAATCTCTTGCAGTTGGTGGATGGTTATGTTTTTCCAATTCATATTATGCGAAGTAAAAAGTGCCTGGTCTATTGTGGGCTTTGCAATCAACGGCAAGTGCAAGAGCCATTACACAGTCATCGTGTAGACCGGGCGGTGCAGTATATCGCACACCCGTTCTTGTGTACTCAAATTCAAAGTTCTCCATCTCCGAGCCAATCGGTTCTTCAGGGAAAAAGACATCGGTTTGTTGCACCGACATCACGAGTCCTTCAATCAACTGTTGTTTGCTTTGCGATGTGAACTTGAATCCCTTGACTCTTTGACAAAGTCGCTGGAGTTGTTCAACGATAGGATCTCCAACCCCGGTTGAATCCACAAACGATGGTGTGTTGCCAATCAGTTTTACAATCCTCGCTTGAGTGACTGACCAATCCGCTTGGAATCTCTCGCAGAAACACACACAGTTGTTTGCATCCAGTCCGATTATCACCGTGTAATCCGAGTATTTTGCCAAATCCACTCCCCAAGCAACAACCGGCATTGATGATATTGGTCGGTAACATTTGCGGATTGCATCCAAGCCGAACGGATTGGACTTGTCATCTGCTGGTTCTGCAAGGTAGAGTTCACGAAAGACATAATCAGGTAGATCACGCTTGGCTTGTTCAATCTCTTTCTCCGAGATGATGCCTTCCCTTGCTGCATCGTATGCCGTTATTTTGAAATACTTGTATTCGGCTTCTCCTTGCCTTGCTCTCTCACCTAATTTGTAGAACCAATTCTTCTTGCCTTTGACATTCCCGATCAGTTTGCATTTGCCTTGTGTTGCAGTCAAAGTTGAACGCAGTGCGTACCACGATTCCTCACGCATCCTTGATGCCTCGTCAATCACGGCAGCATAGACATCATCACCATAAAGGTTGTCCGGCTTCTCACCTGACTTGAACTCAATCCGTGATCCCGTTGGCAAGGTCAACAATAGTTTTGTTTCGTTGCTGATAAAGAAGTTCTTGTCCGTGACTTGGTTCTTCATCCTTCGGAATGCAATCTCCGCTTGTTGGTAAACTGGAGCAACCCACCACACCGACTGACCATCTTTGCATTGGAGTGCTTGTTCAAAGAGCCAAATGATATGTGATGCGGTCTTGCCTGTCTTGGTACTCGCAGCCGTAATAGTGAAACGGGCATCGCAGTCAAGGATGTCCTTTTGGTAGTTGGTTAGATATGGTCGTGTGTAGTTTATTTGCATAAGCTTTGATACACCGACATTCTCGTCAAGTTGTGGAGTGCAAGGTTGTGATGCTTGTTGCAGTAGTCGTAGTTGCTTTGACCCATTGACTGACGAACTCCGTGACCGGCATCAATCAGTTTCTGAATGCCTGATCTCCATTGGTTGCGTGGAAGAAATAGCACCCCATCGTTTGCGGTGTGATACAGGTAAGGCAAGACGGCAGAACAAATGATTGGCTTTTTGTAGGCACTCGCTTCCAGTATCTTCAGTTCCGATTTGCAGTTGTTAAACTTGGTATTTTGCAAGGGTGCGACCACGATGTCAAAGTGCTTGTACACCTCACCGTATTCAAACACGGTTGTGCCTTCCACAATCTTAGCATCAGGCATACTCTTGGCAATCCGATTCCAAATCTCTCCTGGTGTATAACCGCAGATGTAGAACTCAATGTCCATTCCTTTGATCTCCTCAGCAATGAGCTTCAAGTCCTCCTCGTGTGTAACTCCACCAACCCATCCGACTTTGATTTTGTCCGTTCTTGGTTGTGGTTGGGCTTCCCATTGTGGGTTAGGTCAAGGCAGTTGGAAACAACAGTCACATTCTCGTTGATCTGCCGAATCTCTTTGGCGAGTGCTGGAGTTGTAGTGATTACCGCATCAGCGTAATTGATGGCATCCTTTACACCTTGCTTGATTCCTTTGCGATAGTTCCAATATGCCGGGTTGTATTTTGGAAGCACCCAATAATCGTCAATGTCCACAACATAGGGAGTGCCTGAATCAGCAATCTTTTTTAACACATCATAATGCTTTGTACCAAGCCATCGTGAGAAGATGATCACATCAAATTGGGTGTAGTCAAGTGTGAGCCATTCCTCTTGTGATTGGCAAACGCTGACATCCGCTTGTCCGTCAAGTTGCATCCGTAAGTGTGGCGTGAATAATCGGTGGTAAACTACACCATTCATTCCGTCCGTAAGTATCAGTAATTTCATAGAGTTTTAAGTAAGTGATTGAACGCTTGATTGGTGACATAGTCAAATCCATTGTTGATGGGGATGACATTCGGTGAGTGAACGCATATCTCAAGCAATCGTTTAACTTTCATTTGTTCTGCAATGGCGTATGTGCTTGACTGATTTCCGATGAATGCCTTGCAACTGCCGACAATGGTTGCCAACATCAAAGCATCTTGACATTTGACAAGTTCACAATCTAACTGCCATCTATCCGTGAATGCATTGTACTCATCTTCATAGCCAAAGAAAACGCACTTGTGTTCTTTGAGTGGGAAGTAGTTGATGTCGTAGTTGCGGTAACGAGATGAGAAGTTCAAAAGTATCTTGTCCGCAAAGTATGGAATAGGTTCAGTCGCTTCAATGCAAGGTTCGTGAAGGTCGGTCATTAATTCGGAGTACACAAGAAAGTGATTCCGCCTCAAATCACCAGCAGCGAGATTCAACCCGTAACGCCTGAACTTATCGAAGTCATAATCAATGTCGGGGTGTGAGTGCATCTGAACGCTTTTAATGTACGATTGATGCTCAAGCAAAGGTTTGATGTATTCGTATGAGTTTGAGTTCATACAGTATCCACCGCTTGGATGACCATCAACGGTGTTCCTTTCACGGAATCCGATGTGGAAATCTACTGCACCGTGCAACTCCGCAACTCGCTTGGTTGCCGTAAGTGAATAGATCAAATCACCGAGATGTCCCGACTGGATTACTTTCATTCGTTTGGTAATAACGGGATAGGCATCCAGTACAACATCTCTACAAAGTTCCCTGTGAATTCATCAATCCAATAACCGTCAATGTAACGGGCAAGGTGTTTGATTTCTTGGTTATCACTCACCACACAAAGTCGTTCATCTTCAGGTGGTAGGATGTTCTCATCTCTCCAGTTTGCTCTCATCTAAATTTAGTGTTATTGTGAAATTCTTTGATTCTATTGTTTGGTCAATCGTTTCTTTTGGTTTGCCTTGTGATCGTGTGAGCAACATCTCCAAGTTGAACAGGGAGTTTTTGTCGTGACCCTTCAGCAATGCACCTGCAATCGTGCGTTCCATTATTGTGTACTCATCCCCTTTGTCTATCTTCTCCAGTTCTTTCCGTGATAGCGAAAGCATTGACAACATCGTTTCCTCCACCTGCGTTTTGGTATATCCGATGTCCTTCATCAATGTGATGAGCTTCTTTGGTCTGCCGTTTGGATTTAGCACTTCACCTTTGTCAGGTCGTGTCAAAGTTCCTCCGTTTCTTCCTGGTACTTGTGTTGCCATTTTACGAATTAATTACGAATTTATTTAGCCATTGACAATCTTTGTTCGTGAATGGATTTCAACCACTCCTTGTGTTGTTTTTTATCACCGTACTTCAAGTGATCCTCACGACATAACGCCATCAAGTTTTCAATGTTGTCTGCCTCTTTGCTCCCTCCGATTCCTCTCGCTTCAATGTGATGGATGTCAATGGCAGTTTTGCCACACACCTCGCAAGGGATGAAGTCACTTATGTCATATCCAAAATGGTTTAGGTATGTCATTGTGTGTTTCTTCATTGCTCATTCTTTCTTCTCCTCTTTGGTTTCTGCTCATCATCGGCAAGTTGTGCCAACTCCAATGCTTTTTGGTCTGCCCAAATTAAAAGTGAGAACACGGATTCAATCACACAAGTTGAACAGTTTGGTAGATTGCGACCAAATATCTCACGATGGACATTCTGAAGTTGTGCAGATTGCTCAGGCGTTAATTGAAACACGAGTGTCTTTTTGTAGATCTCGTATGCCGGGCGGAGTGACTGGATGAATTCTATCATAATTTTTCAATTTCTTCTTTTACTTCTTCCCAATACTGAAAACCATCTATCCAACCTTTTAATCCTGCCGTTACATTTATTATTTCATCAACTGCAATTAATGCACATTGCATCCCTTCATTCCGTTGTTGCAAACCAATCACGGTGAATTTATCAACCAGTTCTTTTGCTTTCTCTTGCGGTGTCATAGTTTTGTTTCTAATAGTGCAACGATTACGGTTGCGATGGATGCGTACAAGATACCCACAAATCCGTAGGTGTATATAAAAAATGATAAGCCCAACCACCACGACAAACAAAAAGCACAGTCAAGTGGTTTCATTCGTTTCCATTTGGAGTAGTCGCTTCCGTAGAGATAGCGTTTGAGTAGGTCGGCTGGTTTGCCGAAGTTGACGATGATGATGCTTAGACAAGCAATTCCAATTATTTCTGTATGCATCGGTCTTTCATTAGTTTAATTACTCTTAGCACTTCACGAACTGAGATATCGGTTTGGCGGTGGATGGCTCTCGCTGACATTCCGCTGCACCAAAGTTTGAAAAGTTCTCGTTCATAGAAATATGCGGTGTCAGTTACTTGGTTTATTTTGTTAATTCGGTTTGATTCAATTTGTTCTTCTTGCTCTCTCTCAAATAGTAGGTCGGGTTCTTCGGGGAAGTCCAGCTCATAAACATCGTAGTGGTCATAGATGCGAGATCCACCGAAGGGATGCCTGTTGCCGTTGATACAAAGGTAAAGAGTGCGGATTGCCCAAAACTGGAGATATCCTTCTCGGTGCAACTTCTCAACATAGTCATCAGGTTTCTCAAGGATGGTTAAAAAAAAGTATTGATACAGTTCGTTGGCAAGTTCGTTGTTCTTAGCGATGTTCTTCGTTGCTTTCCTCAGCCAATCGGCTTTGGATAACTCCAATATGATATCCGCTTTTGTCAACTTTTCTTTTCAATAATGCAAATATAACCATCTTTTTCGTATTTTTTCTTGATGCGTAACGCTTCCTCCTCAGATTGGACTATACTGATTGACGAGCTTAGACCTTTCGTGGAGGTGCAGACCCAATAAGGATAGAGCTTCGACATATAATTTGTTACTTGTTCGGTCATATTCTATGAGTGATTCGTACACTTGTACGGAGTTGATGATGGTTGAGTGATCCCGATTGAGAATCTTGCCGACTGAAAGATAGGTCATCTTCAAATGCTTTCTACATAAATAGCAAAACAAGTGCCGAGCATCCATAATGTTTTGAGTTCTAACCTTGTCCACGATTGCATCAGGTGTGACATCATAGATGATGGCAACCACTCGCATCGCTTCCGTCCATTCGGCATCAATCTCGTTGATCTTGCATCGTGGGTTGATGATTTCTTCTTTGAGTTTTTGAATCTCTCGCATTCGCGATTGGTTTAGTTCTGCAACAACTCCTTTTAATCGTTTAACTTCTTGTTTCAGTAGGTGTGTTTCCTGGTAGTGGTTCATAGCTCGTTGATGATTTGAAATAATTGATAGGCAATTTGTGGCACTATGGCGTTTCCGTATCCTTTGATAGATTCTGCTCTCCACTTTGGAAAGGTAATTCCGTCCAGTTCGGTGGGAATCCCATCATCTCCGCCACAAATCGGGGATTCAAGTGGGAACGAGTTCCAAAAATGTGGTTTATTTCTGAACCTAAATCGTCCCCTTTCCAATTCTCCGATCTCCAATGCTTTCTTTCGTCCGATGCTCTCGGTGTTGGCAGTATGCCCATTGACATTGCTCGTGTTAATGTCACCGAGTGCATACTCCCCTCCTTGACTTGTGTTGATTTCATCGTTGCTGTTGCGTTCGTTGAATCCATTGCTGTTGGTGTCGGTAGCATATTTTTGTATAGCATCATTGATAAGTCCTCTTGTCTGCCTTTTTGAATGCGATTCTCCCAATATCGTTCCGACTTTCCGTGCTTGTGTTCCGCTGCTGTTGGAGTTGGTAGCATTCCCCTCATTGCTTGTTGCCCAAGTCCGAGAATAAATGGACTGTTCCCCTTCTCCATTTGTTTTTGATTCCTCGCATCCACTTTCTCTATTGGTGCTTCGTCCATCATTGCCGTTGGAGTAGGCAATAAACCAACATCTATCTCTTCGGTGCGGTGCGTTTTTGGCTGCAGCTGGAATAATAAACGGCTGAACTTCGTACCCTTCAGTTTCCAAGTCAAGGCACACCTGCTCGAATACCAATCCGCCATCAATATTCGTGATACCAAAGACATTTTCCGCGATGACGAATCTCGGTTTAATCTCTTGTATTGCTCTAAGCATCTCGCCCCACAAGTAGCGTTCATCATCCGTGCCTTTTCTTTTCCCGGCAAGGGAGAATGGTTGGCAGGGGAATCCACCGGTGAGAATGTCAATTTTGTTTGCATATTTTTTGAAATCAGTTTTACATATATCAATGTGACTATCCGCATCAGGGAAGTGATAGTCCAATACTTTTCGTGGAAATTCCATCCACTCGCAATGAAAGATGTTTTCCCATCCCATCCACTCGGCAGCTAAATCAAAGCCACCTATTCCCGAAAATAAACTTCCGTGCCTCATAGTCGTTCTTCGTACATTGTGCGTTCACCGATGAATGTCGTTTTGATTGTGTAGCACTCACCGTGACGATTCTTTGCGATAATCAATTCGGCTTCTTCTTGTTGGAGCTTCTCACCTGAATAGTATGCCGGGCGGAATGGGAACATCACGACATCCGCATCTTGTTCTATACTTCCACTCTCACGGATATCGCTCAACATAGGTCTTTTATCCGCTCTCTCCTCACATTTGCGTGATAACTGAGCCAACACTATGACTGTGATGTTTAGTTCCTTAGAAAGCAATTTTAAGTTTCGGGATATTTCTGCAATTTCTTGCTCCCTGTTTTGTTTTGTTCCTTTGATTAACTGGATGTAATCAATAACCAACAACTCAAGTCCGTGTTTTGCTTTGTGAATCTTGGCTTTGGATTTAATTTGTTGAATACTGCAATTTGGATCATCGTCAATGTAGAATTGCACCGTCTGATTGTTGGCTGAATTGATTAATTGCTGAACTTCAAACTCCCGAAGGTTTGCATTGCGAATCTTCCAATTGGCAAGGTCGGTGATCAATGATAAATATCTTTTAACCAGTTGCTCATTGCTCATCTCCAAAGAAAGAAACAATCCCTTTCCACCAATCTTGGCGAAGTCATACATCAGCGACAAAGCAAGTGCCGTTTTACCTTGACCAGGTCTTGCAGCCATCACAATCAAATCACCGTTGTTCCATCCACCCAATACTCGGTCAAGTCCTGCCCATCCCGTTTGTCTACCCGTGAGTTTGTCACCTCTTTGCACCGCCTCAATAATTGCATCAACGGTCTTGTTGGTAACTGATGTAATTTGAACGGGATCATTGATGGTCGTGAACTTGGTGTTGTCGACCATCGTTTGCATATTGGTTAGGATTTCTTTTAAGTCCGCAGTCAAATCCAAGTTGCTGATGTTATCAATCAATTGTTTTTTGAGATACCTGTGTTCAAGTGCTGGAAGGTGACTGCTGATGTTTGGCATCCCGTATACATCTTGAGTCAAACGAACGATTGCAACCATCTCAACACGATTAAACTTCTTGCCTAATGTCAGCACATCAATCTCATCGTTGTTGATGTACATCTCCAACATCACATCAAAGATTCTTTTGTTGAGTGGTGTTTCAAACCATTGTGATTTGATTCTCGGCAACATTGCCCGTGTTTGGTCGTAGAATAGTAGTTGACCAATTATGTAATCTTCAAGTTCGCTCGTCATATTCTTGCAAGTTAAATACTTTTCGGTGGATAATTTGTGGAGTAGTGGTATTATTTGAAAGGTTGTTGCTCTTCCAAGTTCGGACGGCTGCCTTCCAGTTCTTCATTTTGTTTTTACCAACTAACCATCCGTTTGATTCGTAGTAGTCAAACCATTTTTCGGATACATCAGCCATTCCAATTTCAGTCATATAGGTTTTGATTTCAACAATGGATGGTTTTTGAAATGCTGATACCTTCTTTTCTTTAATTGTATTTTCATTTTCATTTTCATTTTCCATATGTTGAACATATGTATCAGATATGTTTATCATATCTTCTTTCTTCATACGATTATTTCGTCTTGATTCTGAATAGGATTTCCGTTTGTCAACTTCTTGTTCTAATCGGACATTAAAAAATTTACCTTCTGAATCTTTTTGAAACTTGCTAAATATATCTTCATCATATGTTCCACATATCTGCAACATATCTTTTTCTGACAAATGTCCTTTCTGATGTTGTAAACAAAGCACAGTTATAAACTTGCCTTTTTGCTCCATTGACATCAGCAAAGTACCCGTCAAGAAATCTGACGAATAGAACAGGAACGCTGGGTCTTTGCTCATAAGTAATTAAATCTAATTGTTTTATATGCCATTTTAATTCTCATTGCTTCAGTTGAATATCTTAAATTATTAACACGACAAGCATCACTTAATGAGTTATATTTAATACCAGTATACAAATCAATAACTGGCTTTGATTTTTGTATAATACAAGCTCTAACAATTGCCTTCCTTTTCTCTTCAAATAACCCTGTATCCCAAGCGTGTTGAATGTTTTCTTGATGAGTCATCCATTCAAGATTAGTAACTGAATTATTTAATTTATTTCCATCCTTATGATTAACTTGTGGTTTACTTTCGGGATTCGGTAGAAAGGTTTTAGCAACTAATTGATGAATTAAATTACATCTTTGCTTTTCCCATTTACCTGCGACAAAAACTATTAAATACCCTCGTGTGTTTGGGAAAGGTTTCAAGATTCTTTCTTTGCCAAACTTCATACTTTTGACTCTGCCGTGATCAGAGATGTAGTACTCGCCATTGCATTCCGCAATTGCTTTCCATTGTTCGTGTTGTGTTTTCATTTTTGCTGCGAATAAAAAAAGCCCATCAGGATGACAGTGGTCGCAGCACCTATCATCCCAACGGGCAATAATCTTGAAAGTTTAACGAGAGCTGCGAAATCTCACCTTCTTCTACAAAAGTAATCAATCACGGTAAATATCCCAAATCTTTTTTTACTTTGACTTGGTATCTTTGGCGTGACTGGTAGTTCTGCCCACGAAGGTACTCGTGTTGCTCTTGAAGTTGAGCTCGTGTTCTCCTGATGGTTTCGGGTGATGGCAGTTGCTTGGCTTCAAACATCGTGAAGAAATCATTGCCGTTGCACATCCCTTTGTAAATTACCGTCATCAGTTTGAAATCACAATCCCTTGTTTCCGGTTGGTTAATCATTACTGCCGTTATCGTTGCTTTGATATATTTTTGCATAGTTGAAATGTGGTTTTATTTTAGTGTATAAAAATGCTGCTCTTTTTGGATTAATGTTTAATCTCCATCCGATGTATTCCCAAGTATGTCGCATATCCTCACGAAGAACTGCGATTGCCCAAATGAGTGCATACTCATCCATAGATTTCCTTCGCTTTGCTGAATCCGTCATTGTAGTGTTCCTGGCTTATGAATGGTTCGTACTGGGTTGCTTGTCGTTCTATGTCCATCAGGACTGATGTTGTGTAGATGTCAGACCTCAGCTCACCGCTTTGGACTTTTTCCCATAGCAACTCAAAGATAAATTCAGTTACTGTCTTCTTGTTGATCAATGAATTCTGCATAATCTTTTGCGTCTTGTTCGTTCTCAAATGTGGCGAGGAGTTCTCCTGCGAAATACACTCGCCACTTTATGATGAAATTAATTGATGCCTTTACGACCAGTGCTTTGAGCATTTTTTCTACTTTGAATTAAATCGTTGGCGTGAAGTTCCCAAGTTTTAGCACGGTCGTTTGCTTCGGCAATCTTTGACCTGATGGTCAGATTCTCCGTTTGCAAATCCCACAACTCACGATTCAACTTGTTTACCTGTTCTTGTAGTTCTTCTTCCCTTGTTGAAAGTGCGTTGACTTTGAACAAGGCAATGGCGAGAAACAAAGCCAGTCCGAGAATGATGATTGTTGTCATTTTATTTTTCCTTTGTAAAATTTGTTCTTGTAGATTGCCTTCGTGTAGGTATCAAATTCGGGGATGTAGTTGTCCTTCTCAAATTGATACGGTGATGCCTCCGGCAAGTTGTCAAAGTCATTGAAGTATTGTTTCAACTTCCAGTACACGAACATCACCGCAATGGTGATGGGTGTGATTACGATTAAAAATATCAAATCCATAGTTGTAAAATTAATGGGGGCGATTAAGCCCCCTCGTTGTTTAATAATTTGTAAGTGCCTCCTTGTCTGATCCCATTGTTAAAAAAAGAAAAGGAATAAGAATCACTTACTTTGATAGTAACTCGTTTTGGTCCTGCACTTGTGATTGTGCAAATGAGTTCTTCGCCCGACCTTGCACAAGTCAAAATTACTTGTGTGTTTCCGCTTTTTAACGCTTTTTGAAAATCTGCGTGTGTCATATTGTTTTGTGTTTGTGTCATATCCATAAATCAAACTAACAACATATTTTTCTATTCTGCAAATTTATTTTACTCCGACTTTGTGAATGAACGATTTATTTAGTAATTGACAAAAATAGTTCTCCAGCCGCAGACAACTTCTCGTCAATCATTTCCTGAATGTCCTCCTCCAAAGTGATCAAGGTTTGCGTGAGCTTCTTGCCAATGGGCATTCGTGGATCGTACGATAAGAACAACGCTTCAGTCATCTCCGTTGCAACCATACCCATCTGAACTTGCCAATAGTATTCCGGTCGTTTGGATTTCAACTGCTCGTTGTTGGTGATGAATGAGTTCTGCAGGTGGTTCCCGCTATTGAAAGGACATTTGATTTCAACCAGGTGTGTACCAAGTGCATCAGGACTATACCCACCCCATTCGCCATAGGTGATGAAGGTGTATGTTTCCGCACCGTAGTATGTGTAAAAGTCATCGGTCTGCTGAGTGAAGTAGTGGAACGCTTCTTTCTCGTGTTCCTTTCCCCAGTCCAAAGCACGACCATACATCTCCGCTCTTTGTCCGGTCAGATACTCCGCTGCCTTCTCAAAGATGAATGTCTTGGCAGTTTCTGACAGGTACTCCGATTTGTTTTTCGGACTACCCATCAGCTTGTGGATTTCAGATGCGGTGAAGCGAGAACGCCTCAGATCTTGCCAGTCGTCTTCGTTCAAATTAGTGTGAATTGTTGGAAGTTGAAGTTTCATTTTTCCCCTATTAAAAGTTTCTGATTTGTTTCGCTCACTTCAAACTTGGTGGTGATGTCGGTCATCAGTCCACCTGTCTGCAAGTGTTCAACTGCCTTTGCCCAACTCTTGTGCTTTGGCGTGAGTTCTTCTTTCTTGGGTGCTGACTGCCTTCCCATTGCTTTCTCACCATCGTCATCATCGTCAATGTTTAGATTTAGGATTGAACCGAGTGCATATCTCCGTGCATAGGTCATTGCACTTCCCATTGCTTGTGGATCGTTTTGTTTTGCAACCGGCATCACATAGGATGATTCCATCCACTCGCCTGATTCAGCGTGAACGATTAATGTCGTGAGTGCATTCCCATCAGGGAACTGTGTAATTGCCAAACCGCATTCGCTCAATGGCTTTTGGATGGTGTCCAGTATGTTCGCTAAACTTGCATACTTTGATTTGAAGAAAGGATTGCTTGATTCCTTTCCGACCTTGCTCACCGTTGCTTGGAAGTTTACCAACGCACCGGCAATGTTCTTAATTGATTCTGATTTATTCATAGAGTTTTTATAAAAAGTTAGTTTGTTGTCCGAGCATAAATAACACAGTGAACTTGTCCACTTCGTTGTTGAAGAATGCCTCAGAATTAATGCCATCAAATTCCTTAGTCACGCAATCACCGAATCCAACTTCTCGTGAGTTGACATATTCTTGAAGCTCATCAATGTGGTTTTTGATTAACCAATGGTCAACGGCTTCAATCGTGTAGATGTATTTCTCTACCTGCACGATACCAGGAACGGAAAGAATCCATCCGTTGATTGCCAACTCAATCATTGGACACCTCCCTCAATGCAATCTCAATGACGGCTTTTGCTTTTGGAGAAACGATGTTTCCCTCAACTAAATACTTTCTGACAGTTGGAAGTGATACTCCCGTTTTTCTTGCGACAATCTGATAAAGACCTTGTCTGCGTTTCAGTTTGATGATTTCAATTGCTTTCGTGTAATCCATAACGAGAGCAAAAGTAAAATAAACTTATCAGTAATGCAAATAAATTTTACTTTTAATTATATTTTTATGTCCTCCGAGAATATCAAATCCCCAAAACGAGCGTTCAACTCGTTGACCAATTCCATCTGAATTGATTCGGTGAATGCCTTTTCAAGGAATGGTTGTGCCTTAGTTCCGCTTCGGTGAATCTTTTTGGCAATGGCTTTGGCAAGTGAATCGTAGGTTTGACCGTCGCTTGGTTTAATACCCTTTTGACTGATCCAAGTTTTTAACGATTGCCACAAGTAGGGAGTGCCTTCAATATGTCCTCCTCGTGTTGGTTTCCTTCCGTATTCTATGAACTCCCAATAATCCTCAGCCAAAAGAATGGTGTTGATTGATGTCGGCGATTTGGTGATAGTACCAGGAATGAAAGATTGTCGGAGTTTAGATGATGCGTTTGTTCCATTGGCATCAAGATTTGCCCAAATCGGTGGGATCACCTTCTTGTTCCACCATTCAACGATGATCTGCTGAAGGAGTGAACCTTGAGATGCATCACCTAAATAAGTATCAAGGGCATCAGGCAATTTGGATAAATCTATTTCAGCCATCCTACAAGCGTTAAAACAACTAATGCTATACTTATACTCTTGAATAACTTCAAAGTGCGTGAGATGGCTTTGTTTTGCTTCACAAGGACTTTGTTCTCATCCTTCAGATATCCGATGTTTAACTTCTGCTTGATGATGATGGAATCTTGCTGATCAATGATGATGGAATCCGCTTGGACAACCTTCATCAACTGGCTCACTTTCTGCCGTGCGATTGCACCTTTGACAAGATAACTATTCGCAGTTCGTAGAGTCGCAGAATCTATGGAGACGGATTGCCCCTTCAAGCCCTGAAGATGTAGCATCAAAAGTATCAAGAAATATCGTGTCATAGTGGTTGATTTCTTCAATGAGCTTTATTCTTTTTATCTTGGTGTGTTCCACAATTCTTTCGTGCATCTCTACATTGATCTGCGGTGGTACGGGTCGGTGTTCTTCTTCAAAGTTGAACATTGACCAAAGCACACTACACAGGAACGACGCAACTATTAGCCAAATAAGGAGTGAGGATTTGGAAGTTGATTGCATATCCAGCAAGTATATCAGTTTTCGCATCGTAGAAAGGAGTGGCATTCCCGTTGATGCTTAATTCAAAATCACCATCTGCTTGATTGTTGTTGTCAATCAAAGCAAATATGTCAGCCATAATCTGAGCCGTATCCGAAAGCACTTCAATCGTGTTGGATTCAGATTCAAAAACACGATCCATCACAATCAATGCAAAGTTGTATGTCATTAACTTCCCGGCTGACTGGAGATTGAACCCATCAGGATACAACCAAACAAGCGGATAGTACTCAACATTCTCAACCGTGAGATTGGACTGCTGACCTACACCAAAGTGACCGACCATTTTATGGCTTTCGGCTGCTTCTTGGATTTTTGTGATGATTTGGTTTAGGGTCATTCTTTAGGAATTTGAGAAGTTTGGCTTCGTTGTTTTTCTGCCACTTATTTGTCCGTGTCGGGGAAGTCGTATCCCCAAAAGCAGTCGTCATAGTTTGTAGGTAGATAAATGCCTCCGCTGAATGCGGTGTTCTTTGGTCTGATGGTGTCAAAGGTATTGCCTGGATTCAAGAACAATGGATAATCATTTGTATTGGTACGCAAGTAATCACGCAACCTATTTGCATAGTATTCCGCTTTGTCACGATATCTGCCTTCAATCAATGTCATCTCTTCCACCGATACTGCACGAGCATTGTCAGATTCTCTTGATGCAACCGATTTGTTCATCAACTTGAATGTCATTGGCAACATTGCCTCAGTCAAAGTGTAGTATCTCAAACACGGTGCAATGTATGAATCCAAAAGGGTTGTGTTTAAGTTGGTCAAAGTCCCTGCGAATGCCTGTGTCTGCAATTCATTGTAAATGCCTGAACCAATGACATCCCGGATATAGATCTCTTGAGCTTCTTTGATTGCTGACTTCAGCAACTTATCGTCAACATTCTGATTCAAAGGCGTGTTCGACTTCAAATAACTCGTTGATATGAAATATACAAAGTTTGTCATTTCTTAATTCTCCTTAATAATTGTTGTTGCCAAATGTGTCTGCATTGTGGAACATTCACATCTCTCACCGGGTCGTGATACCATCCACCTCGTCTTGACCAAACATCAATCTCCGTTTGCAATGACATCGCATCGATATCTGCACGAGAATAAACACGATTGCTACCAACTATTTGTTTGCAGAAATCACGCGATCCGGCTATGAGTATTCCACCTGACATTCCTGGTGCAAGTGCGTACTTGTAACGAACCACGATTTCGGTTTGTAACTGACTGATTTCATCCAATCCTTTTGGGGTTACTTCCAATCCTTGATTGTATCCCTTGATTAACTTGGCATCGTTTAATTTTGCAATGGTATCAACCACCACTTGTGGATCGAGTTTGGTGATGTTGACGATGTCACCTATCTGCAAACCTTTGTTTTCCTTCAGCACATTCAAGATGGCTGATTCAATCGCAGATGCGAAGTCAAACTTCATCGGTTCAAAGTTCTCCGCTGGTTCACCATACTTCATAAACACCGCCAAATCTCTTTCATCATCCCATCCAAAAGGATTTTGTGATGACATCGCAACGGGTGCTGATGAAGATTCCAACAAATCACCGCCAACTATTGGATCAAGTCCAGCCAATTGACGCTTCTCGTTGATGGTCATATTGGACAAGACATTGTTTGCAACCAACGGACTCAATGCGTTGATGGCATCGTTCAATGATGACTGCACTTTTACATTTGAAATTTGTGGAAGTCCTAATTCTGCACGGGCTTCTTCGTTTGAAATCAAACCGGCAGTAAATAACGCCTGATAATCCAATCCAATAGGTGGTTTGTTGATTGTTTCCAAGCGAACTGGACTGATGAACTCAAACAAGTAAGTCAAAGTATCATCAATCTTTTGTTGTCTTGGTTCAATGTATGACTGTTGGAACATCTCATACGCTTCAATCATCTCTGAACGACCACCCAATTGACCCTCTACACGCACTCCAAAGAGCATTGGTGAGTTTACCTTGTGTGCAACGAATATCTCTTGTTGTACGGTCTTATTCAATAAATCAAATTGCTTGTCAAAGTCCGATGGTTGCAAGTTGCTGATGACTGATTCTTTCTCTTGTGGATCGTTGTATTGGATGATAAGTCCACCGGCATTGTCCGTGCCTTGATAGTTTTCCTTGAATCGTCTTGCAGTTGCACGAGCTTCTTCAGGTGTTGGGATTCCCTTAAATAACTGGATGTGGGTTTGTGCGGTGAATCCGTTTTTGATGCTATTCAAATAATAATTTGAAATCTCCGTGTCCACTTCAATGTACTTCAACGCACCGATGTAATCAGGCAAAGGATATTCGCCTTGTCCGGGTCGGTAGAATTGGCAATAATAAAGTGACTTTGATTCTCTTGTAGTTGTGTTGAATGGCTGATAGTGAACTTGCTCTGCCTTGCGGTCAGTCCAATCCTCACAATACACATACTCACCTTCAAGTCCTTTGCGGATATTCTTGAAAGGGATGTGGTATATTTCAGCAATTGCCGTCTTCGCCTTGTTCCAAATTACCTCAAGGCAATAGCCATTGAACAACTCAAGGTCGTACGCTATTTTACCTTTGACTTGATTAAGGGTTTCGTAGCCGTTGATGGCTTTGATCTTGGCTTCGGCTTTTGCGATGTCAACGGTGTTTTGTCCAAATACTTTAGTGCCAACTCCAGATATATACGAAGCTTTTGAAGAAACGATTGCATTGTGTTTAGGGGATTTGTTAAATAGTTCTATAAGAAATTCGGGATAGAGATTGTCCGCTCCGAAAGTGACATATCCCTTCGCCTTATTCTCTTTGAATACTGGCAAGACATTGTCGTGAAAATTAATTCTTTGGAAGATCATCTCTACTAAATAGCAATCATTCCTTTTTGTTTGAGAACTTGTCTATTGATGTAAATCCAAGACAAGCAATCACGATGAATTCTACCGCAGTAACCAAATCGGGAGAAGGTACAATGTCAGCAGGACTAAGAGAATTGTGAGCCATAGTCCCAAACAAAACAAAAGCACCGATGATGCCAACGAATCTTTTGGATGATGCTTCTCCTTTGTCACCTTTGAAAAAATCTAAAAACTTCATATTTCGTTTGAGTTTAATAATGTGTAAGTGAAGGAATTTCCGTGTAGTGCTGCGGCTTTTTTAACGATGACCATAAACTCGTCAAAGTCAGCTGACTTTTTGAACACCTGACATCCCTCACTCCAATTCTCCACATAGGTAGAATCTGCACCAGCTTTGTGGATGTTGATTCCAAACACGCCCTCTTGGATTTTGCTTTCATCATAGGTCATATCCTTGTTGGCATCACGATAAACTTTGACATTCTTCGCTTGTTTCAACGCCTCATATTTGCCTTGATGCAAACCGATAGCGTGTGAACCACGATATTGACCAGCAACCAAACGAGCAACACCAGCAGCGTTGTGAAATTCCTTCACGCCCTTTGTTCCTGGATCAGTTGTGGCTGCCCACTTTTTGAATACCCAAGCACCGTTGTGTTTGTAGCTTAGAGTTAGAAAGTCATCAAATAGGTTTGTCACCTTGTTACCGGTTGAACTTTGGCGAACACCGATGATGTTCAGATTCAATTCTCCGTCTGAGAAATAAGCGAATCCCTTTTTGATCATCGCTGATTCAATTTGTTCTCTTGTCATTTTCCTTGTCCGTTATATGGTTTTGAACTCTTATGTTTGTTTTTGTGCTTGGTATGTCTGCGGAGCTTATTCTTTGGCTTCGCTCTGAATGTGGATGTGTTGGTTGCCTTTGCCATTAGTTGTAGATGTATAATCTGAAGTACTCAAAATCTTCTTTACCACCCTCTTCAACATAGTTCAACCAAGCATCGTATGCCTTGCCTGATAGTTTCAATGGGGCTTCGCTTGTATCAAGTCCAGCACCAATCATCTTGGCTGAAAACACTTCAACTTTCTTGGTCATCACATCAACCTTGTTCTCGGCAATGGCAACGGCTTCTTTTAACTGTGCTTTCTCTTCAACTTTCTCAGCGACCATCTTCTCACCCATTGCTTTTGCTTGTGCAGTTGCAACCGATGCCATCTCTAAATTCTCAGATATCTTTTGGAGCATCAGTTCCACTTCGTCAACAGGTACTGACTTGGTCTTTTCAATTGGTGTGGCAATAATCCCCACAAAAAAACAAGCGACAAAAAGCAATGTGATGTGTTTCATAGTTTCTTCATAGTATTCATTATGCGAATCTCCGTGATGGCTGATGCCAATGCAGAATCCGAACGCTTTAGGGCGTAGGTCAATCGGTCAATCTTAATATCAAGTTGATCTATCTTGTGATTACTCTTTTCAATCTGCTCTTTATACCCTGAACGAAGGTCAATGTAAAGATAGCTGACAGCCACAAGCATACAAAAAGCCACGGCAGCAATTGGATTTTTCTTAAATTGGTCAAACGATACTGGAAGTGCTGAAGGTTTTTTGATAGATGCCACG